GTTGCTCCCCCACCAGAGAAGGTTGCGGCAGCGATCGCAATCTCCAAGCGCCTGCAAGCAGCAGCACCCAAGGGACATAACGGTTTCTCCTCAGCCGATGCTCCTCCTGCTCAGTCCTATACTGCACCCGCAGAATTACCTGTTGCTGAACCCATCACTCCTCAGTTTGTCGCCGCTACAGCCCAACAACTTGCCGATACTTTCACAGTTCCCCAACTCAAAGCTATGTGCCGCGCTAACTACCTCAAACTCAGCGGCAACAAGATGCAGCTTTGCGAGCGCCTTGAAGGTTGCATTGGTATTGCTGAATGCTTTGCTGCGGCTGACGCTCGTAAGTCCAGACGACGCGCTAAGTAGTTCACAAGTCGTATTTGCAGAAGGGCTACTTTGCCCTTCTGCCTACGCAATTAGTTCGCCTACAATTAACTTATTACTTACACAAGGATTCTCAAATGACATTGCAACAAGCACTAACCAACTCCGGTCTTCAAGTCAAGGTTTGCGCTGATGTTCGTGATGGTAGTTTAATCTCACAGCATGAACCCAACACAGGCACTGCTTGGGTTGTTGAAGAAAATTCTGAAACCCGTGCAGGAAATTACTACCAGTGCGTTATGTATACCCTGGTTTCTCCAAGTCATCCCATTTTAGATAGCCTTCCAGATAATTGCTGGATTCAATAGTTTTCTCTTTCCCCCAGTCCCCCACAAGGACTGGGGGATTTTTCTTTTTGTCCCTACGCAGCTTCCAGTCTGCGACGGCTTGCCATGCCCTGCAATGCTAGTACGGCTGAGTCTAAACAGTCATCGTGCGGCATAGCCCCAAAGTTTGTCATCTCTTGCACCGGGTAGCTCAGGTCTTTGAACTGGTTGTACCTAACAAGCCCATTGGCATAGATACCAGTGACTGAGAGCAAGTGAGCCAGCTTGTCTCCCTTCATCTTGCGCGGGTAACACTGAATGTCTTGTATGCCCTTGCCATTTAATACATAAGATACAAAGTCACCCTTGAACGAGGCTTGGTAGGCAACCTCTTCCACAAACACCAGGAACGGAGTATCTTCGTCGTACCATTCTTCGTACAGTCCCAGCAGCACGTCGCACTTCTCCATGTTGCCAACCCACTTGCCACGACGGTAGTCCAGCACCCAGTAGTGGTCGCCTTTCTTACCGACTAAGGTAAATACTGTGTAGTCTGCTTTCTCCCTGAGTGAACTAGCAAGGTCAACACCTACCGCCATAGAGTCAAACGTGGCAGGTGGTGTCCCGTAATGTATCCACGCTGGGTCAATGGAGATATCGCTGATGCGCCCAACTTGGTTTTGGTACTGATACTGAAACGCCGTAGGGTCTGCCTTGCGTAGCGCCCGCAAATACTTCAGCGACCAGAACTTTTCCCAGTAGCTGTACTCTTCACCCTTGTCGTTGGTGAGGATTGCCTGCTGTTCAATCTGTATCCAGTCCTGTTCTGGGGTGAAGGTTGTAGCGTGAATGTCGTCTGGTCTGAATCTCGTACCAAGACAAATTGCCCTGCCCCCGTCAAACATGGTCGGTCTGATTACAGACGACCAGTTACGCATCATCTTCTCGCGCACATCAGGCGAAGCGATGTCGTCTGGTGATTTGATGAGGTCATCTAGTATTACCAGGTGCGATCGCTTGGAGGTAATTGTCCCGCTGATGCCAGCGCAAGCCATTGTAAATTCTTCTTGCCCTGCTGTCTTGATGCCAGCGTAGCGACGGTCAATACTCCAATACTCATCGCTCCACTTGCGTCCCTTGACAACGCTGGGGAATATCTCCCGGTACTCTGGAGCTTCTAGTATTTGTTTGATGGTGGCTGATTTTGCTCTGGCAATCTGTACGTTTGCTGAGATGTACAGAATTTGCAACGGGCGTTTAGCTTGGGTGTGTACCCCAATCACCCAGGCAATATACAAACCCAACACTGTTGACTTAGCTGAACCTCGTGGACTGAGCAAGTCAATGTTATCCCCGGCAATACCCAAAAGCGCCCGACTGTCCACCCCAGTAATCAGGTGTGGTATCCACTCCAAGTGGTGTGGTTGCAAGATTACTTGCTGGTCTTCTGGTTGATTGCGCGTCAGCCAATAGCAAAACCATACAAAATCTTCCCGCGCCCTCCGTGCTTCAGACGATGGTTCCACGGTGGAAGCAAGACGCGCTAGTTCCCGCGCCTTCTCCCGACCTGGCAGGTGCTTACAGTTCTTTGCCATCAGCAATTACCGTGGCTTCGGTTTCAATCCACACCGTTGCCCCCACTTGGTCTGGGTTGTACACCACCTCGGATGGCCCCAGTATCTTGACTGACTCGCAATAAGTCACAGTGCGGTCAGTTTTGACGATGATAACTGGCAAGCGCTCATTGCACATGGCAGCAGACTTGAGCATTGTCTGACTGATATGGATAACTTTCTTCATTTGTCCTCCTTGGGTGGAGGAGTTAGGTCAACAGTTAAGTTTAGTTCGTAGCCCCACCACGTTGTGAAGCGTATTGTTAGAGATGTGCCTTCAAATTCCATCACTCTTCATCCTCAATCTTGAGCATTGCCGACTTGATTGCTTCTTCTAATGCGTCAAAGAATGCACTTTCCTCAAAGATGAGCTTCAGTTCTGCCGCCATGCGGAAGGCACCAGCTACTTCCAGTGCTTTGCGATCGCGAATAGTAGTCAAGCTGTTCATTGCCGTGACACACGAACGTATCTCACGTCCCAGGTGCGGCAATGCCTTGAGATAATCCGCTCCTGATATGGGTTCTTCGGCTGTGCCAATGTTGGTTAGCGCCACATCAAGCTGTTCAGTGAACACCACCAGCAGTTTTTGCAGCGCCTTTTCACTGGAAGCGCCTTGATAATCTTCCAGAAGCTTATTGAACTTTTGTGCAGCAGCCCCAACCTTGCGATGAACTTCATGCCAGGTGTAGCAGCAGCGCAAGCTTCCCGTAAATCCTTGCTCCAGCAACCACTTATGAATCTCTGGCACCGAAACATTAGGCAAGTCTGCTATCCGCAACAGCTCTGCATCAAGCTCTGCCGATAGGTCATGCCTGAATTCATCAACTTTGGTTGGACGTTGTTTACCCACAAAACAAAAGACGAGTAATAATAACTACTCGTCTAAGGTTCCTAAACTTCCTGAAGGATATTTAGTTGTGTTGTGCGCTGTTGCGTCTTAAGTGAACCTTATTAACGCATCGTGCTAAACGGATTACCCTTGCTGAAGAGATTGCTAGCAGCGTTACGAGCGCTATTGATTGTCTCTGTTTGGGCAGCGGTGTTCTTATCGAACATCGTGCGTTCTTGGTTGAACTGGTTGCCCTGCATACTCTTCTGAAATCCTTGGTTAGATTCTTGTAACTTCATCTGGAAAGTTTGCTGCTGACCATCACGCCTCATGTCGTTGGTGGTTCTTGAGCTGTATTCATTGACAGAGTTACGACTGGTGTTGTTGTCCAATCCTAGTTGCTGATTGTAGTTTTGGGCAGACTCTGCACTCTTCAGGCGACCAGTGTTGTTATCCAATCCCATCTGCTGGTTGTAGTTCTGTGCTGATTCAGCCGCTCTGTAACCGCTAGACAATCCCATCATCTGCTTGGAGTTTTCCAGTTGCAGTGCGCTCATATCCTTGGCTTGCTGCATCATCTTTTGAGCAGCATCATCAAAAGAAAATGCACCGTTGCTTTGATTCCAATCGCCACCTGTGCCAGCAGTTGCACCACCAGCACCAGGTGTTACCCCCAAATATTTGTTATCAACAGCATCATACTGGGCTTCTCTGGCTTTCTTAGCACCGTATTCTTGTAAGTCGGTTTCCCACCAAGCATCACTTGGTTTTTCTCCCCATTTCCCGGTAAAGATTCCACCTCCTCTTCCCAAAGCAATAGATTGCCTTGTGTCTTGGCTTGTGTGCTGTATGCGTGCCTTACTCATTACCAATACCTCCAGTTCATATCACCGCCGCCGCCAGCACTGAAGTTACCCAGCGCTGAGTACATAGCTGATTGTGTTTGTGCTGCTGCATTCATCCCAGCTATACGTTCTTGACTAGCACGATTAGCTGCATCACCCTGAGCTGTTACGTTACGGGTGGCATTTGTTTGTGCTTGCTGATGATGCAGTTGATTGTGCTGCATTTGACGGTCTTGCTCCATCTGCCCACGCTGCAACTGATTTTGTTGTTG